ACTTCTGCACCTGCCTGCGCACCTGCTGTCCAATAAACAAGAGCTGTTTTTTGTTCTTCTGTTTCATTTGTAACAGAAATCACGCCCTCAAAATCTGCTTTTGCATAATCAAAAAGTACTGTAACAAATTTCACACCTTCATCATTTCTCATTCTTTTTGTAAATGCAGTAAACAGTCCTTTTGTAGTATCATCTTCGCCAGCATAAGCCAAAACACTAAAATTTTCTTTTTCTGCTTCTTCCAAAAAATCAGCATAATCATTACCAGTCACTTGTTTATTTGTGCCACCTGTCAAATTGATTCCTGCATTTACTTCAAGTGTTCCATTTCCACTAAATGTAACATATGTATTTTGTTTCAATTCTTCTATTGTTTTAACTGTTTGTGTATCTTGTAATATCAAATCCAAATATGTTTTTACATCAAATGCAGTATCATCATCTACATTTTTAGAAATCACAATTTTAATATCATTTCCTCTTGTACCACCATATACAGCTTGTATATTGCACTGTCCTATTGTTGCTGCTGCTTTTTCTCCGCTGTTGCATCTATAAATCAATGCTTTTTTAGCATACAAAAACAATTCTCTTATAGGTTTCATTTTTTCATGAATATAGTCATATCCAAATATATTTTGTGATTCTGTTTGAAAATCTTCTGCCTGTACTGCCATCATACCATTTTGTCCCCAATCCAATTCTAATGCTATACAAACAGTACCTCTTTCTCCCAATGTTCCCATAGCTCTGGGTTGTGATACAAAATTGATATATGCTCCTGGTAATATTTTATTTTGTACTAAATAAGTACCTCCTCCTAATGCCATAAATATATCATCCTTTCTTTGCTATTGTTCCTTCTAAATACATTTTTATTATTTTTTCAGCTTCTTTTTTGCTGTAAAGTCTATTTTCTTTCAATACAGCATTGATTACATCTTTGCTGTAAACTAAATTTTTACTTTGCAAAAACTGTTGTTTTGTAAATACATTTTGTTCCACTTTATTCCATACTCCTTTATACAATATTAATATCCCACAACTTTATTTCCATTATGTTCAAGTCTTTTCATTTTTTGTTCTATAACAATAGGCATAATCTGCACATAATAAATGGCATAAAAGCAAAATCCTTTTTCAGTGATATTGTGGTGCATTTTTACAGATAAAAATTGATTTTCATTTTCCCCTACCAATGACAGCACATCATAAAGCATTTCAGCATTTTGAGTAGATTGCAATTTCACTCTTTTTTGTGTTTGATTTTTATATTCTGCACAAATTGTAATCCATTGTTCACGTCTGCCTTTTAAAAGTGGTTTTTGCTCCACAGATTTTATTGTAACACCAAAGCAATTTGCACTTCCTTTTTGAGGAACTTCTTCACCATACACAGTGCTGTCTGGAAATTGTTTTTCAATCGCTTTTATTACCATTTCTTTCAATATTTGTAAAACTCCCTTTTCCATATTGCACCCCCTTATGCTATACTTTCTCTTTTTAAAGCAATTTCATTATGTGTGTCGTAATCAATCATTTCTCCTGCACAATAAAATATTAAATTTTCACTATATTGCTGTTCCACTTCTATTTTGCTTCCTGCTGATATTACATATTCTTTTGGAAATAGCAATATTGCATCATACATTATTTCTAATGGTAAAACATCATTTTTTATTGCTGTTTTTACATTTCTACAAAGTCTACAAGGCATTTCTGTTATTTGTTGTTCTTCTGTTATGAGCGTTTCCCCCCAATCTGTTTTTTGTTCTTGCCATACTGTCACAAAACACTTTTGTTTAAAAAAACGCTCAATATCTTTTTTAATATTTTCTATGATATCCCCTCCCTTTTAAGCTTTTAAATATGCGTTCACAAAAGTAAAATTTTCAGGGGTGCTAAATATACAATAAACATTTAGCACCAACCGAAATAAATCATAAAACAATGCAGCATTTCTTATCATGCAACTATTTTTATGGAATCACCATTTCATACAGCGAAATTTATCCAGTTCTTCAGAAAATCCTTTCAGCAATTCTTTTTTATTATCTTTCCAAGCATTGATTTCATTTTGATATGTAATAGAAACATTTCCCTCTTGTATTGTTTTAATAGCAGTATTTTTGTGTGATTGCTCATAATTTTCATTATCAAAAAGCAACATACTCATTTCAACACAAACATTTTCCAATTCATTTGGTATTTGCTGTATATTACAATATGCTTTCACAATGTCCATACTTCTTTGGCAAGCAAAAAGCAATACATCATCTGTTTCAGATTGCTGTTCATTATTATATTTTCGTAATTGTTTTATTTTTTCACAAATACCCTCTGCACTCACAATATCATATTGTTGCTCCATATATTATTCCCCTTTTGTAGTTGATGCTTGTCCATCAATATTGACATAAATACCATCCATAGCATTATCAGTAATCCATAAATCATGATATTTTCTGTAATCAATTTTCCAAGCATTTGCCTTTTGATTTGTCATAGGGTCAAATATTCTTGTCACATCTGTTTTAGAAACTGCAATAGGGGCATTTCTTACAGCAATAATCCAATTAATATCTTTTGCATCGCTTGTTGGTTCAAAACCGCCTTCTGTTTCACCTGTTGTAGTACCATCAAAAAACTGATATGCTGTTTTCAATCTAGCAGAAGGCACTCTAATAATAGGGCTTCCGTCAATATTTTTCACATTCAATGTCACATTTCCCTGTTTAAATGTACCCGTTTCCAGCATATGATTACTTGCCATATCCAATAAATTTGCTGTTTTAGAAGACATTGTAATAATGATTTCATTTTCATCTCCCACAATATCTTTTACGATTGTAATTTCTTCAAGCAATTTTTCAACAATACTATCTTTTGTTGGGTGATAATAAGAAACTTTTTTCATATTTTCAGCCAATTCTGCAATTTTGCTATAACGATATGCATCAATTTCAGGTATTACCTTCGTTTTTTGGAATTGTCCCATAACATCGCCAGCAACTGCTGCAAAATTTGTTTCATCCACGTCCATAGCATCAATTTGGAATGTTCTACCTCTGTCTTGTGTCATCAATCTTGTTTCATATGTCAATGTCACAGCACCTTGCACAAAACCATTATCTCTGTCATATGCTCCCAAACCATTTAATTGTAATTTTGGTATTTTAACCTCATTTCCTCCAGTATATTGTAATTGACCCCCATTTTGTTCCATCCAGCCACTTGTTGCTTTTGCAATCAACTGTTCATCTAACGCTCTTACAAATATTTTTGCATATTCTATTGTATTAATACTCATATTATACCTCTCCTTTAATTATATTTTATTATCTTCTCATTAATGCCTGTTCAAATTGTTTTGCTATATCACTTTTTTTATCTACTTTTTTATTAGTAGATTGATAACCAGTACCCTCTATTTTTTTGTTTTCGTTTTGTTCCTCAAAAAGATAAGGCACATCTTTTTTTAATTGTTTGATGTCCAACCCTTCCAGAGTATTATCATCATTCAATATAATGTTTTCCAAATCTATCAAAGCAAGCAATGCTTTTGTATTTTTTGCTCCCTGTTGTTTCAAAAAGCACTCTACAACATATTTTTTCAATTTTTCATGATACATTTTTTCGAGTTCTTCTTTTTCATGATTCCATTCCATCATTTTTTGCTGATACTGCTGTTGATTTATGGTTTCCTGTTTGTCCTGTCTGTTCATCTGTATCATAATTTGTCACCCTTTCTTTTTCCTGCCAAACGGCTTGTATTTCACTATTTACATCCTGTACAAATGGATGTTGTGCAAGTAATGTTTTTTCGCTCACAATGCCTTTTGATGCTGTAATCATATTCACCATTTCCATATCATCAGTAATGCTGTTTAAATTCAATTTGATATCTATGCTGTTCACATTATAATCGGTATCATTTTTTCTATTGCAGTCTTCCAGCAAAAACCAAAATAATTGTTTTAAAGATTTTTTAATTTCAGGCACAATACCATTGATTTTTAAATTAAACATAGCATATTGAAATTTTAAAGAAACACCACTAGGAGCATTTCCCAAATTTTCGCTGTCTGTATCCACGCCCATACCGAAATGGAATATATCTTTTCTCAACAATTTTAGCCATTGTATTCTACCCTCAATAGGTAAATGTACTTGTTTCGTTTCCACTTTTCCAGAAGAATCCGATATCTGCACCGCTCTGTTTACCTGTAATTTTTTTGCTATAGCGCTTGCTGTTTCTCCGCCATACCCTGCAATCACCCAATACAAATCCACTAAATCTAATAAACTATTTGTACCTTCACTGCAAATCAAATCATAAGCATCTATTAAGCCCTTTATCATTTTTAAATCAGACAATTCTTTGCTGTTATTTCTAAGTGCTATAAAAGGCACTTTTCCCCAGCCATGTTGTTCTTTTTCTATTTCCTCCATATTTTCTTTAATAATTGTCCAGTGTCCTGTTGGATTTTGTTCTTTTTGGTAAGTTCCGTCACTTTTTTCTATATAATATGTCACATCATTTTTTGTCCACCATTCCACTTTTTTTACTGCTTGTTCTTTACCATTTTCCACAATATTAAAATAATAATATCGAATTACCTGTTCTATTTCTGTTTTATTTACAGAATCATAAAACACTATCAATTCTTCCGCTGGCACAACACAATATTGTAGTTTTCCATTTTTGTCATAATACACATGAACATATTCCACACCTTTATTAGATGCACCGACAATCCATTCATATAAAACGCCATTAAATTTTTCATCAGCCAATTCAGATAATTGCTTTTCATATTTTTGTGTATGTGTATCATTTTCTTCTTTTACCAATATACTTGGTTCTTTTGCCACCAAATAAGAAACCTTTTGCTCCACAAGTACATGATGAAAAGGACACACTACATGGTGATTACTCCTATTAGGATTGGAAAGCAATTTCATTCTTTCCTCCTGTTTTCCTTCTGGTGTTTGATATGTTTCAGAAAAATGTTTTACAGAAAAATTTTTTTGTAGCACATCATGCTGACAGCAATAATATTTTTCTCCTTCCATCATTTCTTTTTTTATAGGGCTGTTCATATCATCTGCAATAATTGCTTTAATCAATTCGCTTTCATTTCCTTTATGAGCAGCATTCAATTTTTGTTTCATCAATTCTATTTCTGTAATATACATTTGTTTTTTCCCTCCTTTCTATTTGTTACATACTATTCTTTGTAATGAAGGAAAACGAAGTTTTCCTATTAAAGTTTTGTCCAACTTTTTCAAAAGTTGGTAGGGGTAGTGGGGAGAATCCCCACGGTTTTAAATGCTTTCAAGTGTATATTTTGATGGGTTTTGAAACTTTAGTGGATATTTGACAAGAGAGAAACTTAGACAACGGGTTTTGTTCATTGGGGAACTTTTCACAAATGAAAAAATTCTTCCACACACCAACTTTTATGTTACTTTCACCATACGCATATCATACTCTCTAGCATAACGAACGGCATCAATAGCATGATTACATTTATCAGGAAATTTAGATTTCCAACTACCATCGGTATCTTTTTCCAGTTCATACTCCACAAATTCTCTTGCTGTTTCAGGACATCTTTTTTCATCAATCACAATTTGTTCCAAACTTTGTAGCCACTTTATGCCATAATTCACGCTATCAGGACCTTTTTTTGCTCCTATCATTCTCAAACCATAACTTTGCATTTCTGCAATAGATTTTGGTTCTGCACTGTCGGCAACAATCAAACCATTTTGCACATTTTCACATTTTATCATTTCATATGCTTTATAATTACTCAATGCAGTTCGTTGTATTTCAAAATAGATATAAAGTTTTTTTCTTGTTTTATCATAATGATTCACTGTATAATGCAATGGGTCTACTGCATATCCCCAATCCAAACCTCTTGAAACATTATCAAATGTTGCAATTTCTTTTTCTGTAATATCTCTCAACACTACATTTTGAAACACAGTTCCTTCTGTTCCTATTGCCTCTCCCATATACTCATGACGATATACATTCGGTTGCATTTTTTTAATATGTTCCGCTTCTAAAAAAAACTGTTCTCCCAGCCAGTCATGGGGTACTTTTTCATAAGTGCTATGATGTATATATTTATCTTCTCTTTGTTTTTCACTTTCTCTGTTCACCCAATTTTTTTTACTTTTAGGGGGATTATAGGTATAAAACACAGCAAATTTTTTACCGCCTCTCATTAAAGACTGATTAATATTTCTAATTTCAGAAATATCAGAAAATTCATCTGTTTCTTCATACCATATATATTTAATATATCCTTTTCGGCATTTTATAGATTTTATTTTTCTAGGATTATCCGCCCCACGAAACAATATTTTTTGTCCTGTTTTTTTGTATGTAATTTCCAAAGGTGATGATGTTTTTCCTTCCCATTGTTCTTCTACACCCAATATAGAAATTGCCCACCATATTTGTTCAAATACACTATCTTTCAAATGAATACCAATTTTTCTCAATACCACAGCATTCGCCTGTTCATATTTCATCATACCTAACACAATTTCCAATGATACAAATGATGATTTGGTGCTTCCCCTACCACCTTTCAGCCAATAGTGTGTATGTTTTTCTTCGCAAATACTTTTATGTACATTATAAAATGGTTCTGCAATGAGTGAAGAAAGCTGAATTTTATTTTCTGCCATATTCACTACTTCCCTTTAACGATATCATCTACAATAATCACAGCATCATTTTTCAATTCTGACTGTTCAAAAGTATTTTGTCGTTTTCCCAATAACTCTGCTGCTTTCATTCTGTCTTTCATAATAGAATCGCTTTTTTCAATATAAGCATCTCCCTTCATAACACTTGTCAAAAACTGCAATATTTCTTCATCATCAGCAATATTCTGTTTCTTTTTTTCTTTCAACTGCCTCATAATTTCTTTTTGTATGCGTTCTTGTTTTGACAATTTTTCTCCTGTTTGTTTTAAAAATCCTGCTTGTTCTGCCGCCTCAATATCGGATTTCCCTTCTGCTTTGAGACGGCAAAATACAATTTCTTTTTTGCTCAAATTTTCTTTCATAAATTTTCCTCCTTATGTTATGTATCATACTGATTAAAAAATCTCAAAAAGTCTCAAAAAGTCATTTTTTTATTTTTATGATACTATCAATATATTCGGCAAAATAAATATTTATATTTTTATAAAAATGAACCATATACAGTATGAACTATAATAGTGTTATAAAATGAAATGTTTATTATTTTTTATATTTTTATTTGTGAAATTTATATACAAAACGAATAGAATTTATCACAGCAATATTTTTATATGACAGGTATATAAGAAAGGAATACTATTGATATCAAATCATTTTTATGATTGATATTATTTTCATGAATCATCATGCAACAGCTTTTTGTTTTCTACAAATCAATATCAATTTATCTAATATCAAATCATGGTCACGAAAACACTTTGCTCTGCTTTTATGTGTGTTCAATGCAATATAATCATATTGATGTCCTTTTTGATATCGTAATTTCAAAAACATCTGCTCATCATAATTCAGTTGTTCAATATATCTTTCCATTTCAGAATACTGTTTCATTTCTTTACATATGTATTCTTCCATTTTGTTTACCTCCATTTCATATAATTGTTTTGCCTCTATAAAACAATCTGCATCTTTTTTCCCCAAAAAAGGTACATTTTTTTCTAACATCAAATAATTTTTTATTATCATTTGTAATTTTTCAATTTCTCTTTGTTTATTTCTACAAAAGTCAACTGTTCTTCCCCATCTAAACAGTTTTTGTTTCATTTGTCGTCTTTCCTCCTTTGTAACATTATTTTTAACCTTCTCTTTCATAATAAAATACTCCTCTTTTTCACTTTGTTAATTTTTTTCACATATTCATCATAGCACACTCCTTACAATAGACCCATTTATCATATGATATCACTTTTATAATATCAGTACATATGTTCTTTGTCAATAAAAAACAACAACTGTGAGTGGCTAAACAAACATTTAAAACATTGGAGTGTTGCTTCAAACCTCACTCATTTTTTAAAAAAAGCGAGGCAAAAACTTTTATGGAAAACTTCGTTTTCCTGATGACAAACAGAAATAAAAATTATTTTTAAAACTACTCTTTTTAGACGCTCCCCAACACTTCATACATTTGCCTTTTTTGTAGTATCATGTTACACTATTAATAGTAAAATCAAATATATACTATATCTATATCAATAGAATACTATAAATACCATTGACAGCATAATAAAGAAAGGAGTACCCGTCTCTATGTTTCAAAAAAACCTTTTTAGAGAACAACTCATCAAACTAATGAACGGCAAAACAACAATAGAATTTGCAGAGCAAACGGGTTTTAATCGTACATATCTATCAAAATATCTCAATTTAAAATTGGATAGACCACCCTCTCCACGTCTGCTTCAAGCCATAGCCAGTAGCATTGTTCCCTATGAAGAACTACTCATATCATGCGATTATATACAAAGTGAAAGTTTACCAAAAAACAATACCATTATCAAACTGCCCATTATTGGTTCTGTTCATGCGGGAAACCCTACTTTTTCAGAAGACTATATAGAAGGTTACGAATCTATAGACATATCAGAATTAAACACTTGTTATGATTATATTTATATTCGTGTAGAAGGAAATAGTATGATTAACGCCCGCATACACGATGGTGATATTGTACTGGTAAGAAAGCAATCTGATGTAGAAAATGGTGATATTGCTGTTGTTGTAATAGATAATGAATCTGCTACACTAAAACGAATATTAAAAAAAGAAAACATACTTGTTTTACAACCCGAAAATCCTGCATATTCTTCTTATATTTTTTCAGGAGAAGAACAAAATCGTGTACGTGTAATAGGTAAAGTCATGCATGTCAAATTTGTTCCTGTTTAATATTATAATGCCAAAAATACACAAAAACAGAAGGAGATAGAAGTCCATTTTCTTCTATCTCCACCTTTTTACCTTTTTGGTATCACCAGTGTTTGCCCGCATATAATTTTATTACTGTCGTTTATACCATTCGCCTGCATAATGTCTTTTATGCCTGCGCTTGTCCCATAAAATTTATTGCTGATATACCCGAGGCTGTCCCCTTCTTCCACAACATAAGTAGCAAGTACTTTATTTTTTTCTTCTTCCGCTTTTCTTTTTGCTTCTTCTACGGCTTTTCGTTCTTCTTCCTGCTTTTGTCGTGCTGCCTTTTCTTCTGCCTCTTTTCTCAGTTGCTCCTGCTGTTCTGCTCTTTGTGCTGCAAATACCATTTGTGTTTGCGCTTCTTCTAGCTGTTCCGCCATAGCATAGTAAGAATTTTGCACAGTAGCGATTTCTGTCTCCAGCTTTCTGACTCTACTGATGTTATTCAACAAACTAACCCCCATAAAAAGACAAGCAATACATAATATACTGCTGACACCAGCAAGCATGGTTAATCTGCTGCGGTTTTCTTCTTCTGCTTCTTTCGCCCTTTTTTTCAATACACGCCTAATTTCTTTTGCGGCGTCCATTCTTTCTTCTGGTGTAGGGCGTTTCTTTTGTTTATTATCTTCTCCTTTCTCTGTATTTTCTGTTTGTTTTTCCAACCGTGGACGCACTAAGCTATTTTCTAGCATATATTCCTGCATTTCCTGATTTTTTTCATAATAAATGAAATATCCCTTTGCAGGACGCAATCCTGTTTTTTCTGCATTATGTATAAAAAAGGTATCCAGCTTGTCCAATGAATCTATGACAAACAATACCTGCCACGGTTCTTTAAAATATTCTTTGTGGAATGTTTCATCTTTTGCCATTAAAAAAGTGCCGAAACTGGGTTGTGTATGTACCCATCCCACAAGACACAGTCCTTTAAAATAATGTTGCATTTGTCCATTGATATATTCCCATGTTTCATCTGTAAAACTCTCCATACCTTTTTGTTCTTTTGTATTTTTAGCCTGTATTGCACCACTAATAATAATATTTAGCTGTCCATCTATCACAATGCGCTTTCCAGCCAAAGCGGCAAGTTTTTCTTTATTTCCTCCGCTTCTGGCATATTGATACAAATAGGTATATACATAGTCCTCTACATATATTTTGATATCATTTTCAATAGAGCCTATTTGTTTCACATTAGAAGGAATGGTGATGTCATCTTCCTCACCAACAGCGCTATATAAATTGCTGTCATCATTAAAAAGATACTGCATTTTTTTGTTACCTCCTTGCTGCGTTTTAGGATATACACAATATAACATGACTTTTAAAAAAAATTTGTCAAAGCCTGTCTGCTTGTACCTTTTTTTATATACAAAAATATTACTTTTTTCGTCATATTATTCCCCTTGTTTTTTAGAG